CGGCGACGTGCATCGCGTGGAGTCCTCCGTCGGGCCTGTAGACGTAGAGCTCCATCGCCCGCCGGCTGCCTACGAATCCGCTCGCCGCGTGCCAGTCGTCGGCAGGGCACAGGGCCGGGGCAATCCGCACGAGCACCCCGTCGATCGTCTCGATCGGCCGCTGCCACTCGGCCGCCTGGTGGTGAAGGTGTCCCGTGTGGATCTCTCGGTACGGGCAACGCGACCAGGCGGACGCGGCCTCGTGGCTCATGAGCTGCGGCAGCCGCCGCTTGGCCCGGTGACCGTGTACGAATCCCAGGAGGTTCCCGCCTTCGGTCAAATATTTCCGCGGGGTGAATGTCGAGTCGACGGAGACTCGCTTACTCTTCGCGTAGCGCTCGACTGCGATCCGGTGGAAGGCCCATGTCAGGGTCTCGTCGTGATTCCCATTCACGACGAGCACGTCAGCCGGAGCCACAGAGGCCGCTCCGTCGACGACCCTGAGGAGGGCCTCCGTCCCGACGCTGATCATCTTCTGGATCCGGCCGTCGCGTTCGAGCGGCGTCCCCGATGTCGTCGTCCCGCCGGGAGTGTCGTAGTGGAACAGGTCGCCCAGGCCGGCGACGGTGATCCGGCCGGGCGAGTAGCCGGTCGCTACCTCGAGCAGCTCGCCGGCGGCGTCGTTGACTAGCCGGGCCGCGATGTCGAGGTCGTAGTCGGCCTCGCCGGTCGACTTGCCCCAGGCGTATTTCCCGAAGTGAGTGTCCGCGACGACGAGGACGGCCCAGGGCTTGTCCGCGGTTCGCGAACTGCGAACGTGTTTCCATTTTCCAGAATGTGGAACAGGTCGCCGGATCGTGTCGCCGGCGGCGACGATCATCGACTCGACCAGCTCCTCCACCTTCGGTCCGGCCTTCGGCCGCAGCCGGACGAACACCCGGAAGAGCTCGGTCACGACCGGATCGCCGGTCTGCCTGTCCGCCGTCAGGCCTTCCCACTTGGTCGCTTCGCTCGCCGCGACCTCGAACCGCGTCAGGTCCGCTTCGATGTGGGCGAGAAGATCATCGACCGTGCGGATCGTCCGCGACACGCTGCGGGCTTCCAGGTTGTCGCCTGCGGCCTTCTTCGTCACCTCCTCGATCGTCAGGCCGTCGCCGCCTGCCGCCTTCGTGGCGGCCTTCCTGGCGACGCGGTCGGCTAGTCTCGACGGGCGAGCCATACGCGTAAGCCTTGGGGTCCGCAGAGGTCGTAACCGCTCGCCGCGGCTTCTTCGATCAGCAGGTCGGCCAGGGCGGACGCGGAGGTCTGAATCTCGCCGGAATGAAACCGGCGGCGTACCTCGAGGAGCTCGGCCTGGGCCTCGGGGGCGAGGCGATCAAAGAACGACTTCGGCCCCGGCCTGAGAGACGCGACGCGGTCAGCGAGACGGTCGGCGAGCGACGGCATGGGGCCTCCGTGTCACGAGCAGCGGCCGTCCTGTGCCGCGGGCGTCCACCCTACGCTATGGGGTCCCCGGATCAATCTCGGCCGGGGCCGTAGTTCCGGGCGGCAGGCCGAGCCATTTCGCACCGGCCGCGTTCATCCAGGCGGCCCGCTCGTCGCAGCCGCAGGGGCCGCCGACGACGGCCTCGACTCGCTCCTTCGTGATCCCGATCGACGACAGGCCGGCGGCGAAAATGTCGCCCAGGCCCAGACCACAGTTTCGGCGGGCGTCGGGCCGCGTCACGCGGGCACCGCAAACGCGGCAACAGAGCGACGCGGTGTTGATGTCGCAGTCTGTCATTGGCAAGCAGTGCTGTCCGTATACCACACGACCGAATCAGATCCTCGCTTTAGCCTGATCTCAGTCACTGAAACAGATACATCGAACCCGACAGAAGAATACCCACCGCCCGGGCTGCCGCTCCTGGTTTCGGTAAACGATTGCGAGATCGGAAACGAACTAGACGCGATTTGCCACTCGTCGCTAAAAATCATCCTGACCTTATTTGAAACAGTGTATGGCATATTGCAGTTTTCCGCGGACGATATAACACGACCACTCGGGTTTGGTTCGCCGAAATACCACACAGACTCTTGCCCACTCATTGGATTTACCCACCATGCATTGTCTGTATACGCGCCGTAGAGAATGTTATGTGGCGATGGCTGATAAGTTTTGAAGCAGTTTCTAGTAACGCCCCAAGTGTGGTATGTATTGCGAGATGTGTTGCCATTCGGAGATTCTGCGTACAGACTCACTAGGTTTTTTATGGTTACGTTTTGATTTATCAACCATTCTTCATTCTGTTGTGTCGCGTACGAAGTCACACTAAACCCTGATCCGGAATATGAGCCATTCAGTGGCATCGAATACGTTCCGGCCGTGGCGTTCGACGAAGACGCCGATATGGTTCTGCGCAGGCTCGGGTTTGTTTTGACCTCAATTGTTGCTGAGTAAGAACCAAACCCAGACGCCGACAGATCTACTTCTACGCTGGTCGACTCGTCTATTGGAAACGGGATGCACGTTCCGCAGCACACACACCCAGGCAAAAGCACCATTTCAGCACTCCGCAGCAATCAGGTAGTACGATCCGTTCTGGCAACGAGCCACGATCACCCACGTCCCGGTCGCCACGTTCGCAAACTTGTTGACGCATCCGGTCAGCGTTGCGCCTGATGTCTGACTCTCGTTCGGTGGCGTGCCGGATTCCCAGACGCTGATCGTCGCGGTCGTTCCTTTTGCCCAGGCGGCCGAGGTCTTCCCGAGGCGAACAGGATCATCGTCCCCGACATCGCGAAACCTGATCCCAGGCATGTCGCGGTTCCCGGCCTCGTAGGCCTTCGTCGCCGCGATCACGCGACGAGCGCCGTCCTCGGAGAATGCGACAGGCTTGGTCATGCGATGAAGACCGGCGTCCCGAAGCCGGTCGTGAAGTCAGCGGTCTCGTAGATGTCGACGCCAGCACCACTGTTGATCACTGTGGGTTTTGATCCTGCATCCTTTTTCGTACCGTTCGTGTTGAGGGCGACAGGCTGTTTGACGGCCTTTCCGTCTGATCCAGTGATCGTCTTCCGCTCTCCGCTGACCAACTCTGAGAAGCCAATGTCCCAGGGCTTACACTTCCATGTGTCGGGGTCAAAACGAAACTCCCAGTGGGCCTCGATGTAGTCGAGCGTCGCACCGTCGGCCGAGCCGTCGAGCTTTGAGACGCTGACCTTCTTCGCCGACTTCAGATAGCACTTCACGCTTTTTGCAGGGTAGTTGCTCCAGCTCGCGCTGTTCACCTTGCCGGCGTATGCCCCAGCCGCGGACCCGAAGGTTGCGTCCGACGCGTAGCACTTCACCAGCGACCAGGCGACCTCCTCTCGCTCTCGCTCCAGGCCCTCGAGCGGATCGCCTGCCGCGTTCGTGATCGACACGTTGCTCGTGTCGCGGAACACGGGGACAGTCGAGGTCCCGCCGCTTCTCTCCCAGGAGTCTTTCGGAATCCCCGAAGACTGCGGCGTCTTCGTTACCGGCGGGACGTAGTACTTCACCGTGAAGATCCACCGCATCCCCTCGCGGCCTTCGGAGTCAAGCGTGAACTCCATCGCCTTCAGCGCGGAGAACTCGGGGTGTGAGGCACCCCACACAATCCCGCCGGAGGCGAGCGTCTGGAGGATCGCCAGGCGAGTTGTCGTCGGCGAGTCGACGCGGACCTGCCAGCGTTCCGTGGCCTGGAGCGATTCGGCAAACTTGCCCGACAGGCTCGCCCCGTCGAGGATCCGCTGGTATGAGACGACAGCCATCAGAAGTCCTCGACAACGGTGAAGCCATCATCGGCCGTGTTGGCGGCGATCTCCTGGAGCGCGTCGAGCTGCTGCTCCTGAACGTCACCGGCCCCGCCACGCATCAGGCGGAACATCTCGGCCACGCCGGCCGAGGACCGCGAGTCGATTCCCTTGATCGCCTGAGCCACGTCTACTACGACGGGCGGCACGGGTGGCGGAAGTTGAGGCTTCGGGGCCACGTCTGGCGGCGCAGCCATCACGTCGGTGATGGCCTTCTCGGCGCTCGCGATCGCGTCCGTGAACATCGTCAGCGGTTGCCGCTGGGCGGCGACCGCGTCGGTGAGCTTGGCAAACTCAGCCGCGAACGCCGGGTCGAGCTGCGTCACGAATCCGCCCGAGCCTGCGACGGCCGTCTGCGGGGCCGTGCCGGCCTGAATCTGGGCCTGCATTTCCTTCAGCCGCGTTGCCTCTTTCGACACGGTCACGCCGAGAACGTCGGCCGCGGCGAAGTACATGTCCCGGAATCCGTTCGCGATCAGGTCGGCCACGGTCGCCAGGTACTTCGCCCCTTCGATGATCCCTTGACCGATCAACTGCCCGATATTCTTTCCGCCGATGTCGCCAACCATCTTCACAAAGGCCTCCGAGATTCCACGAACAGCCGGAGCCATGTAGGCCACGACCTGTTGGGTGATCCCTGCGACGGTCTTTGAGATCATGGTAAACGAGTCGTTCATCGCCTCGACCTCGCGGCCCTGTGTCGAGGTCAGAGCCAGCCCGAGACGGTCGGCTTCTTTCCGTGCCTGGGCGATTCCGCCAGCACCGCCAGAAAAAAGCGGCAGCAGTTCCGCTCCAGCCTTGCCAAAGATCTTCACGGCCGCGGCTGCCCGGTCTGCCTCGTTCGGCATCGCGGCGATCGCCGCCGTGATCGCGTCGAACCGCTCGGCCGCCGACATCTTCTTCAGGTCGTCGACCGACAGGCCGAGACGCGAGAAGGCCGCGGCCGCTACGGCCGAGCCGGCGGACGCGTTTGCGAAGGCGATCTCGGCCTTCGTCGAGGCCTTGCCGACGGTTTCCATCGACACGCCAGCCAGGTCGGCCGCCAGACTCAGGCCGGCAAACTCACCGTAGGTCATGCCCAACCTAGCCGCCATCTTGCTCGAGGCGTCGATCACCTGGGACTGACTGTCGGCGTACGAGAGCAGGCTCCTCGCTCCGGAGATCGCCGACGACGCGATCGAGCCAAAAAGCTGGGCGCCGTTGATTGCGACCAGGGCCCGCATCGAAGAGGACAGCGAGGCCGTGTCGGACTGGAGCGAGCGGAACGACGACGACGCCGCCTTCACGCCGGACGTGAGTCCGGACGTTGACGCGGTGAATACGGCGGCTACCTTCCCGATCGCGGCCACGTTTCAACCTTTCTTCTGTTGTGCCGCCCAGGCGGCGATCTTCGCGTCGATCTCGTCCTGAGTCAGTTCTCGTTCGGGGTCATAGTTCGGAAGAAACATTTCGACGAATCCGTCGTCTGGCTTTGCGCCGAACGCCATGGCAGTGAACAGCGTCGCCCGTGCCGTCCGGAGCCAATCTTCCCCAAAGGGCTCGACGCGGTAGTAAGCCATCCACCGATGGACCTGGTCGATCGTTACCTCGTGTTTCCATTCCTCGACCTTCGGGATCTTCAGGTGTGCTGCCAGCCGGTACAGGAAGCGTTCCGTCAGTCCTGACCGGCTTCGGAGTTTTTTTCGTGATCCTGGACGACCTGCTCGCCGCTTCGGAGGACGGTCCGCCAGCACTGGTCGTAGATCCACATCACGACCGCGTGATTCGCCGCGAGGACCTTCTCGGCCGCGAGGCCGCAGGGCTTGCCGTTCACGTCGCAGACACAGGTCGTGAGCGTCTTCGCGATCAGGGCGGCCGAGGCCCGGCCGGCAGTGCCGTCCGGCTTGATCAGCTCGCCGTGAGCGTTGACCAGCTCGTGCCATTCTTTGAACGTGGGCGACCGCAGGTAGACGGCGTCGACCGTCCCTGGCGGCGTGACGGTGACGACATCGGGCGTTGCGTCGAGGGCACTCATGATCCTTCACCTGTAAGTTTGAAGACTGCCTGGCCGACAAGAAACTCGCCGACGCTGCCGGTCACATCGAACGACTCAAGGTAGGCCGGCTTCGTCAGCGACACGCCGTCCGCGAATACCGACACACTGGAGCGAAACCCGATGTCGGCATTCACATACGGAGGGCATCCGTAAAGTGTGACCTCGACCGTCCCCGGATCAATTGCAATGCAGTCGTATACCTTCACGATCCTGGCGTTCGGCCCATAGCCGACGACCTCGCTCGTGATGTTCGTCTTCTCGACGAACACGGCGGAGCCAGGGGAGACTCGCCAGCGAGTGATCCTGCCAAGATTCTGCCCGTTGAACGAGCAGGTCGAGCCCTGCGACGAAGGAGTCGGCATCGAGTCGGCCTCCTACGGTCAGGCCGCGTAGTCGCTCGTGTAGTTGGCGGTCCACTTCTTAAGCTCTCCGACCGCGTCGTCGCTCGTGGAGTCCATGCACTTACAGACGACGCCTTCGGCCGTGATCGTCGTCCCCTTCGTTGGCTTCGTTGCCCCGAGGCCATCGATCGTGACGGTGACGACCGTTCCGGTGGCAGAGTTTTGGCCGTAGTCCGTCAGGCCGTTTTCGTAGACCCGCGTCCCGCCGTCGGCGATCGACAGGGTCGAGGCGTCGAGCTGCGGCGTCACATCAGACTTCCGAGAGACCTTCACGGTCGCCTTCGTCGCGCCGGAAACGCCGAATGCAGCGAAGCCTTGCGAACTGGTGAATGTGGCTGCTGGCACGTCGTCTGCTCCTGATTACGAGGCCGGATAGTAGGAGAACTCGGCCGACCAGGTGGCGTACTTGCCGACCTCGTAGCTCTTCTCGTAGCTCTCACAAATCCAGCCGGTCGTCGTGGCGGCCGCGGTGATCGCGAGCGTCGTGTCCGACTTCAGATTCCCGGAGACGCTGCACGTCTTCGTCGCGGTCTTCGTTCCGCCTTCGATCAGCGGAGGCGCGGCGTATTGGCGGGTTGAGTCCCCGAGGACCGTCACGTCTTCCTTCGGAGTCGCCCCGGCCGTCTCGATATCCTTGAAAGAGATCGTTTTCGCGCCGGACGGAATGTTCGGGCCTGGCGAGGTCAGCGTGGAGATCGGCATAGTCTGCTCCTGTGTCGGACGTGGTCGATTTTATGGGTTGACGTGCGGGGCGAATCTCACTCGGCCCAGCGGATCTCGACCGACAGCTCGACCGTGTAGGTCGGAATCTCGCGGCCCTCGAGGTAGTCGGGCTGACCGTCTCGCTCGTCGAGAACCAGGCAGTGTTCGACCGTCGTCCCGTCGGCGGTGCCGGCGAACTTGTGGATCGCCGCGGTGATCTGGCCGGCGAGCGTCCAGGCCTGGACGTAGTCGTCGGCGTAGACAGCCACCAGGAACCGGGCGACCGGGTTGACCTGGTCGGCGGCCGGCGTGTCGTCGAACGTGTCGGCGAGGACCTGCTCGCGGCCGGTCGCCTCGCGGGCGTAGATCGTGAAGGGCGGCGACTGGGTGCCTGTCATGCCGACCGGCCAGGCCGTGGCCGACGTGGCGTCCTCGATCGCTTCCTTCAGCCAGACGTGGGGCGTGGGCATGGTGGCTCCTACTGTGGTGCGATGCCGGCCGCGATGCCGCGTTTCGACATGCCGGGCCGCATGGGTGAGTTTGCCTCGTTGACGGCCTTCTCCAGGGCGGCTGCCATCTCGGCCTCCAGCCGACTTCCGACAATTGCCTTTGAGGCCGCGAGCGTCTTGTCGATGATCTTCCGCGGCTCGATCCCGCGGCTCGTGCCGAACTCCAGCCAGATCGCCTTCCGCGACTCGTATCCGTACTTGTAGCCGAGGGCACCGAAAACCACGCCGTCCTTGTTTGTTCCCTTGTAGCGTGCCGTAAACGTTGCGGCCTTTCGCAGCGAGCCGCCACGGCGCTTGTAGTTCATTTTTAGCTCACCGCGGACGACCGCGGCCTTCACGCGGCGGCCGCCACCCTTCGGCGTGTTCGCCTTCAGGATCGGGATCGCGTCCTTTCCTGCCCGCTTCATCGCGGCCTGAAGATGTTTCTTCGCCACGCTGCGGGGGAGCTCGGCGTACCGCTTCATTAGCTCGCCGATCTGCCCTTCGACGTTGCTCCATCCGATGACGATCATGCCGCCTGCTCCTCGACGGTCAGCTCGAGGTCGTCGCGGTTCCCTTGCTCGACGACGGCCGAGACGTAGAGGAGCCGGTCGCCGCGGCTCGGCCAGCGAAGACGCTGGTCACCTGCTACGTCGCTCCGGTATCTCGTGTAGACCGTGGCCGAGATCCCGCCGCCGACCTGCCCGCGGCGTGCCTGTTCGTTGTAGGACGTGGCCTCGTAGGACCCGAGGATCGTCGCGACCGTCTCCCAGGTCTCGACGGTTCCGCCGGCCGCGTTGCGGCTGCGGACGGGCCGCTCGAGGATGAAGACCTCGCGGTATCGGCCGGCAGGTCGTGCCATCACCAGCCTCCGTTCCACGAGCTCGCCGCGAGGAGCGTCTCGAACGCTTGGGGCAGCTCGCCGCCGCCTTCTGTGTTGAGGACTCCGCGGTTCTCAAACTGGTGGTTGACGTAGGCCAGGATCGCCGATCGGACCATGGGCTCGATCGTCGAGCCCTGGGCGACGCCGGCCCAGTAGGTGACGACGATCTTCTTGGTCGTCTCATTGTCGAGCGTGACGGTAGCCGGGAACGCGTCCTGGTCGACCTCATAGTCGGACGCCGACAGAGCAGCACCGTCGACCGTGATCGTGATCGGATAGGTGCCGGAAATCAGCACGGGCGGAGCCGGCAGGTGGAGAATCTTCCCGCCCGTCCGCCAGGTCGCCCGGTACTGGGTCGCCACGAGCGTGACGGAGAGTCGGCTCTCAACCAGCCTCCGGGCCGCGGCGACTTTGTCGAGCAGGAACCGATCGTGTTCGGTCTGGTCCTGGGCGAGCGAGACCTGGGCCTTCGCCTCGGTGAGCGAGACAGGCTCGACGAGAGGCCACTGGAGAACGCGGACGGTGTCGGGCTTTGCCATCGGTCGCTCCGTGGTCCAGATAGGCGAAGAGCCGGGGCCGGCATCCCTGCCAGCCCCGGCCCCCGTGAATCACATCGACACGGATCAGGAGGTCGCCTTCGCCAGCCGACCGACGAACTCGGGGCCGTGATTCAGCACGCCGAGGCGGCTGGATCCGACGAAGAGCGTCTGACGGCTGCGGACGAGCAGCTCCTTCGCCACCGTGATCTGGATCCCTTCGGCAGCGAGGCCGACCGCGGTCGACTTCGAGAAATCGCCGTACAGGGCGAGCGTGGTCGCCGGCATACCCTTCGCGAGGTAGACCGGAGCACCGTACACCGTCGGGACGACTCGACCGCCGCCGACCGTCATCGTCGTCTGCTGGGCTGCCCACAGCTTCATCAGGTCGACGTAGCCGGCTTTCGAGCACACCCAGGCCCCGGTTCCCATGATCGTCTCGTCGACCTTGCCGACCACGTCCGCGAGGTTTGCGGCGGTCGTCGAGGAGGCGAGCGCCACGGTCACGGTGTTGGGGTTGCTCGCGATCGCGGCGACCGCGGCCGGGAGGCCGGAGATCGTCGGGCTCGACGAGTTGCCGGTAAGCCACTTCTGGTCGTACCAGACAGCGAACCCGTAGGACATCCGGTCGACGAGCAGTCCAGCTACGTCGATCGGCGAGTCGTTCAGTAGCGAGTTGCTGACTGCGACCGAGCCGCCGGCCTCGTAGAGGGTGAGCGACGGACCGCTGGTCGAGAGGTCCTGGTCGGTAAACGCGGCGTTCTCGGCCGCGAACGACACCGTGAACTCGCCCGACTTCGGGAGGTTGATCGTCTGGCCCTTCGGGCGGAACACGCTCGCGAGCTGCATCGCTACCGACTGGTACTGGAGGCGGTTGATGATCGCGTCGTAGAGCTCGGTCACGACGTAGGAGTCGCCGTAGCCGCTGACGGTCTCGCCCATGGCTCGCTTCTCGCCGCTGGCGAGACGGACCAGGAACTCGCCGACATCGGCCGCGACATTCGCCGAGCGGAACGCTCGAACGCCGGCCCGGATGTCGGGCCGCGAGAAGTCCTCGACCTGGGCCACTTCGGCCGGCTTCGGCGAGCTGGCCGACTCGGTGACCGTGCGGAGGCTGGCGAGCTTCTCGTCGAGTGCCCGCTCTGCGGACGCTTCCTTCGCGATGTTGTCGGACTGCTCCGACAGGGCTGCGAGCCGCTCCTCGACCCGGGTCCGCTCGGCATCGTCCGTCGTCTCGACTGCGCGGAGATCGGTGATCTCGGCGGCGACCTTGGCGGCGTCATCCTGGAGGCGAGCGAGCTTGGGCGACGGCATGGGCGATTCCCTTCGTGTGTCTGTGTGGTGTCCTTACCGACAGTCACGATATGACCGACCGCCGCGGCAGAATCTCTCCGCCGTCCTACCGTAGGACGATCAGCGGTCGGGGCCCGCCGATCCGATCCGCGTGATGATCTCGCGCTGCCCGGCCGCGATCTC